TTTTTCCAATACTTACGACCCATATCTTCTAAAGACGGATCTTTAAACCAAGGACGAACCTCAGTTAGTACTGGACAAACTTCGCCATACATTTCACCACAAGGTACTTGTACAGTTACTGGTTTGTTTTCTCCGCCTACTACACCTGGGAAGGTGAGACGAATCATTTGTCGCTCTACCCAAAAGAAATCGTTAGTAGTATCAGCATCAGGTAAAAACCTAAGTGTAGCTGAAGTACCTTCGTCGATATTCCAATGTGGATAAATTGCGTTGTCGCTCTGTTGAGAGCTGTTTGAGTTTGAACCTTTCGATTCCATTGCCGAGAGCTTTGCTCGGATTTCTGCTAATGAGGCCATGATGTTTCTCCTATGATTGCCATGTTTGCCATATGTGTTACTTGCATAAGTGCTCGTAACTGGGTTTATTATACTTGCCTAGATAAAGAAAGTCAACCGTTTATTTTGTATTAAATGTTGACACATTTTTCTTTAACATGTTTATTTAGCAAAAAACCTGCACTAGGCAGGTTTTTTATGGGTAGTCTACACTAAGTGACGCTTCACAGCGTTCTTTTTATTATAGTATATCGTATTGTTCTAGGAATGTTTTGTAATCTTCACCTAAGTCTACAGTGTTATTTACAGTAGGAGTATTTGTATTTGCCCCAAGTAAACAACTTTTAATAGTACCGTATTCAAATTGGTTAAGTTGTCCACCGCTAGTAATCTTCTTACTAACACCCTGTAAGTATGCAGATAGTTGGCTGTCATTTGCAGAAAAACTTAACTGATTAACTTGGTGTCCTAGTCTTGCTTCTGGTGTTGCAAAGTCTACTAAGTCATTTTCTCTTAATAGATCTTTTAGATTAGCAAATGATTCAGTTGCTACTGCTTTTGTAATGTAACTTTCAAATGCAGTTTTCTTAAAGGATAATGATTTTAGTTGTCCTAATACATTACCTACTTTATCATCAAAATGTGATACTGTAAATTTATCTCTTAGATCAAAATCATCATCTTCTGAAATTTCAATTGCTGTAGTTGATAAGTTTTCAATAGTTGATTCGTATGTTTTAGCACCACTTAATTTCTTAAATGTGTTTTTAATGTTTTCGATGTTCTCTACTGCTAGTTGAACATACTCTGCATTATCTTCGTTCATGATTTTTGCTGTTCGTACATAGTTAACAAATTCTCTGAGCTTCTTAAGATCCTGTGCCATTTCGATAATGCTAGTAGCACTTTCATCAAATACTTCACCACCTTTTTGCACATGGCGAGCCATTGCTCTAGCCATTGCTAAATTGTTCTCAGGTAGTTTAAATCTTTCATCGCCGCGTTGTATAAAGATACTGTGTATGTTTCTGCTTCTTGAACCACGCACTTCTTCATTAACTGCTTTCTTATGTTTAACAACAATCTTCACATTGTCTAAAGATTGATAACTTGTTTTGCTAGACCCTGACATTGTGTCGAAGCCTTCTTTAATATCTGCCATGTCTTTCTCCGTTTGGTGAGCAATGTCTTGACTTTCCCCTCTGGCTTTTAATTTTTTACCAAACACTTTATAGTCAAATTTCATTAAGTAGTCGTGTGCAATGTCTTTTAACATTGTTCTTACTTTATGGTTAGCGAGATCTTCGCTTGTATTTAATATAACTGTTTCTGTTTGGTAATCAATTCTAACTAAAATGTTAGGATCTGTTACAACAAAACGTGTTGCTTGAGTTGGATCAATTACCTGTTTGCCATCGGCTGAAAAACTATCTACGCCAAAGCCAAATCCTTTAAGTATATTAAATACTTTTTCTGCTGTTGCTGTTATATTTACGCTCATAATACTATTTATCTATTTAAAGGAATCCAACTGGTAGTGGAGCGTCATCGTCGTTGTCGTAGTCATCAGTGTCTACAATACCACTATTAACAACATCATAAACAGCATCTTCAAATGTGCTAATATAATTAATCATTCTAACATTAAGCATCATTGCCATGACTAAATCGTCCATTTCCCCTGGCTTAGCCTTAAAACTATTACCCCTAGATACAAAGTTTTTCAATTCACTTACTAGTGCTTTACTTTTAATATGTATCCTGTCTTGCTCTAATAGCCTTTTGAAGTTTAAACAGGCTTCCATTTTGCTTCTATGTCCTGTATGAAATCCTTTACGGCCACGTTTGCCTTGTACTTTTTTAGGATCGTGTAAGAAATCACCTGGGAAGTTTTCTTCACCTGTGTCTCTAATAACTACAAGTGCCGCTTCGCCGATAGTGTTATTCTCTACGGTCCAATATAAACTTTTACAACCACTGTTCTGTAAGTATGTTAACATTTCCATTAACATTCGCATTTGGCCTTCTACTGGCGTTCTGTTGTGTGCCCATTCTCCTACTTGCGTCATAGTTGACACATTCATAACTTGTATGGCTGCGTTGTCGCCTCCTGTTCCGCTACTTGGGTCTAATGTTAAACTGTATATGTGATTAGGATTAGGTTTGTCGTACCAACGAGCTTCTCCCATTTTACCTATAGGGTCAACGCCTCTCATTTCAACTAACTGTAGAGGACTAATAAGTGTTTCATCATATATGATAAATTCACATTCATGTTCTCGTCTAAATCTTTCCTCACCAATCCTTGCTCGTTCTGCTGATGCCCAATCTTCATCACGCTCAGGGTGAGAAATCCATGTTGACAGATATCCTTTGAATCCATTTCGGCCAACTTCTTGTTCATTGCCGTACTCGTCAAACAACTTGTTTGCTTCTGCCCAAATAAGTGCAAAAGTATCATCGTCACTGTTAGGCGTACTTGTTACAATACAAGCACCACCTGTACTTAGTGTAGGAGATAGTGCTGTCCAAAACTCTTTAGCAATACGAGGAGGAACAAACGCAAACTCGTCTAAGTATATAAGTGTTAAGGACATACCACGTCCAGTGTTTTCAGTTGTTGTAGTACTTACAATACGACTACCATTATCAAAGGTAATGCTACCTTTATTGTATTCTGTAACACCTGCTCTAATATGATCAGGAGCACATTCGTATGCATAACGAACTCGTTGCATAATTTCACTAGCACCCGACTGCTTGTGAGCCGCTACTAGTATTGTACTGTCTGGCTTGAACATTGCAAACCAAAGTAAGTAACCTGCTGCTACAGTGGTTTTACCCATCTGTCTGCCTAGCATGTTAATACTAAATCTGTTGTTGTTATAGTTTTCTATTAAGTCTAACTGATAGTCAAATGGTTCAAAGTCTATGCCACCTCTTGTAGGATGCTGTATACGCATATGGTTAACCATAAAGTATAATGCACCTGAGTCAGGGTCAGCACAGTTCTTAAAATCTTTTAAAGTTTTTTCGTCGTAGGCAACTTTAGCATAGCCTTGCTTAATTAAACTAGAATCTACGGTTCCTCTAGCCATTGTTAGTTCCTAAATAGTTGCGTTCACTTGCATAGTTAATAAGTGCAGTTGCTAATTTTTTATGTCCTTCTATAGTCGGATGACCCCTATATGCATCAGGGTCGTTATCGCAAACACTTGTTCCATAGAATATTTTGTTTGATAAAAATCTTGGTCCTAAATGTTCCGCTATGCCGCCAAGTATTTTTTTAGTTCTAGCAGTTCTACCAGGAACCCACCAAAACAAATAATCTATATTGTTTTGTTCGAAGTATTCTTTTGCTCTAGTAAAATGACTTGTTACTTCTCCAATGTGCTTAAATATTTCTTCGTGCGAAAATTGTCTTCCGGGTGGATACCACATTTCTACTTCTTTGTAATACTTAGAAAGCTCTTCCGGTAATACATTGTTAATAGACACTTCTTCTGTGCTTTCAGTTAAATCATCATTTATATGTCTTTTTATAAAGTATAGTTCTAAATCTGTAAGGTCTTCTTTTTTAACAAATGAAACTGGTTGTACTAGTTCTCCATTTGTTGTTTTTACTTTTTGCCACTGCCTATATCGTATTGCAGTTAGCTCAATTACAACACGGAGATTGTCAAACGAACCATGCTTTTGCTTATATGCTTCGCAGAACTCTATGGTTTGATCTACTGAGGATTGTGGGGGTTTGCCGTTATAGCAATGCTTGTATAATTTTGCGTCGAGAATTTCTGCTAAAAATTCAGCATAACTCGGTGAAGGGTTATTTAATTTAGAATCTTCGTACTCTTCATTCCAGCCTGTTGCAAAACTAGAACCGTTAACATATAAATCTGACATGCAGATATTTATCAGCGGATGAGTTTGGCCTTCAGTGTATCGCGGAGTCTATCAATGATTGTTTGCTTATTAGTGGTATATGCAGGGTCTTCGCCGCCGCCATCGCATGGTGCTTCTGGCTCTTCTTCACTATCAGGTTTTACAATAACTGCTGTTTCTGGCTCTTCGTCGCCTGATACTTCAGCTTCTGGTTCTTCTTGCTTAGGTAATGTAATGCCTGCTAGTCTTAAAACATCATGTAGTTCTTGCATACTTGAGGCATTTGCACTAACTGTTACACTTGCATCGCCTTTAGACTTAGTTTTGCTGTATGTTACATTCTCTTTTTCTTCTTCTTGATCAGGAATGCCATAAGCATCGCCCATCCCTGGCATCATACCTTCCATTAAATTTAATAATTTTTTGTTCTCGTCATGATTATTCATTATACTTTCCTATTACTGCCTTGCTGCTGATTGACTGATGTTGTCAGCTTCTTTAGTCTGTTCACCTGTGCGGCCCATGTTAGGCTGGTTCATCATGTCGTCATGCATTTGTCTTAAGTCATCACCCATCATTTGAGATTTTGTTGGGTAGTTAGTAAAGTAGTCTGCACCTTTTTCTGCTTTAAGTTTTTGTAACTCTGCTAAAAACTTAGTATTGTATGCTTCGCCAAATAAATCAAAGTCTTCAATTTCTGCATTTTCGTTCTCATAATGGTCGAAACTTTCTTGTGCTAATTCTGCATCATCTTCGTTTACTGTTCTATCTTCGTCTCTAACTTTACGCTCTGCAGCCATATCGCTTTCGATTCTTCTTGGGTCATTAACACCGTAGCATAATACTCTACTGTGATCTAAACCTAAGTTAACTGCTAACCATACTTCTAAAATTCTTTCATTGACTGGGTATTTTAAGATAATATCTGAACTACATACTTCGCTAGTACACTGCACACCTTTGTAACGCACAAACTCTATTGGGTTTTCTTCTATCGGTGTTCTTTTAAAAGGAGTAGCACTAACTAAGTTATACTTTGCTAAACAACTTTCGACTTTGGCCATGTGTTCAGCACCGCAATCTGCAGCAAACTTAACTCTGTATCCGTATTCCTTTTTAAAGGATTCTGTTATATATTCGTTTAATAATTTCATATTGTCTCTCTAAGTAATCCAATCGTTACAACTATTTATCTTTTTTATTAGATTTATCTTCGCCCTTCATAATCCTTAATAGTTCGTTACGATCATATACTGCTGTAGGGCCAGTGTCGTCATAGCCATCATTTTGATTTTTTGTTTTATCTAGTCTTGCTTTTTTCATCATCAAGTCTAATTGTTGAAGTTTTGCTTTTGTTTTTGTATCTTTTGCTTCCAGTGCAATCTTTAACATGTTACTAGCTTCTGCAAATATTTTACCTGCAGCCATGTCACTAACATTCATACCCAAGCTCATTAGTTGTGCATAACTGTCTAGTGCTTTAGATGATATATCATCCATTTCAGTTTCATGGTCGCCTAATCCTTTAATTTCTTTAAATGCATCATTGATCTTTTCTGCGATGGTTAAACCGTTATTTACTATCTGTATCTCTTGTTTTGTTTCTGCTATAGTAGGTACTTTTTCCTCTTCTAATGCTTCTTCCATAGATGGGAGATTAAATTCTTCTTCTAGTTTCTTTGTCATTGTTTAAATCCTAGTTTGATCAACTGTATTGTTCTGCCGCCTATGTCTAGAGGATGAAACAATGTTTCTCGTTGTGTTTCGTGATGTAATGTGTGAAAACCTTCTCCAAAAGTAAGAAGTCCTACAATTAAATCATTGTGTGCTTCGCCGTTTCTGTGTGAGTAAGAAAACACAGAACTACCTATTAGTTTAGCAAATCCGGCTGGTGCTAACCAAGCATATATTAGTGCAAATGGATCTATTAATGATAGTACTAGTGCATATACTGCTATAAACTCCCAATAGTACTTAACCTGTGCCCTATATAAGTTATCCCTTAATAAGTTACCTGCCCATTTAACATTTGGTTCTGTAAACACTTGTAAAAAGTGTGCGTAAAAGTATCCTTTAAATAAAGGACTATGTGGATCTTTTTCTGTATCAGTAAACTTATGATGTGCTCTATGAGTTGCTACCCAGAGTATTGCAGGGCCTACCATCATTATGTGTGCAAAGAATAACATTACTAGTTCAAACCATTTAGGACATTTAAACATCTTGTGACTTAAATATCTATGATAACCTAATGTTAATCCAAACAACATTATACAGGAATACATTGTTGCACCAATAGCCCATTGTGTTGCTGTTGCGTACATAAACATAGGCACAATGGCAAGCATACTGGCTACTTGTCCAGCGAAAAGACTATATTGCATTCCTGCTTTACCTAATTGCATAATGCTATTTATCGTTATTTTTTACGTTTCTTAGGATTTCGAGGTTTATTGTTTTGAAATATCTGATCTTCGTTGATTACTTTGAAACGAATGCCTTTACGTTTGCACCATTCTTGTGCGGCAGTCCACTTAGCGGCATTGATAGCAACTTGTATTTGCTGTCCTTTGCCTCTAGCATTTTCCATTGTGGTTTGATTTGCTGGCTTAATTTCAATTAGCTCAACATGCTCTGCTCCGCCTTTGTCTATGTATTGTATCATAAAGTCTGGTACATAGTTAGTGTATTTGCCTGTTAATGGGTTACGGTAAGGTATTTTAACGTTTTCGCTATCCCATTTTTTTATGTTAGGATGGCTATCACACATACGCATAAAAGCAAGTTCCCAACTACTTCTGTAGTATGGTTTCTTACCGCCAGCATACTTTTCCGTGTTTACTACTTCGTAAACACCCTGAGCAAATTTCTTCATGGTTGTATAAGGCCAGCGACCTTGCTTTTACTGTTTACTGTTGGTATTGCAACACCTACTCTACTTCCTATTGGTCGCAAAGTGTTTATAGCATCATATGCATCAACAGTTAAGTTAAGAGAATTTTCATTAACATCAAAGTATTCAAGTGGGTCTATATTACTTGCATCTGCTACTTCTAGTAAAACACTAGACATTGCTTTTGCAGCGGGTTTTTTAAAACCAAGTTTTTGTAACTTGCTTTCTAGCATACTAACTTTTGCAGGGTCAAATGTTTTGTTTGATTTGGCTGTTAGTGTTGCTAATAGTTCTGAACTAGCTTCCGGGAGTGGAAATTTTATAGTTGCAGACTCTAAGTAGGCCGTTAATGCGCCGTCAACAACATTGTATTTTGTAGCATTACCAAATGTATCGTATAATGATGAGCTCATGACCTGCTAGTTCCAATAGCCCTAAAAGATGAGGCGGCTTTTTTACCATCCATAATTGCTTGTTGAGCTCTTTCCCGGTTATCGTCTGGAGTACCTAAAAAGTCATTTTGTCTTGTATTCTTAGGGCCTTGACCACCTAAGCTATCAGCACCTTCTTGTGCCCATTGACCTATAAGATCAAGTAGGCCGCCTTGCGATAATTCAATGTTTTGTTCAAGTCTAGCTCTGTCCTGATCATCTAAAGCAAAGTTAAATTTACTATTAACTGTCATACTTTCTATTTCAAAATCAATGTCGAATGTTCTAAATCCAGAATCAGTATAGTCTAATGACTCTGGAGTAAATGAAGTAATTTGAGGTCTAAATAAAATATACTCAACACCTCTACCACCATGGTAATTAACTATTCTTATACTTTCGATAAAATGTGTTTCAGCATGTATATCCATACCTGCGTCGTTGCTAGTATATGTGTCTGCCATAAATGCACTAGGCTTAACTGTAGAGATAGCATTACTTTCCCATTGTTTTGGATCACCATCTCTTTCATTTCCGTCGCCGGTACCTGTTCTATTACGGGGATCGTTATATTGAAATGCAAAGTACTTCATGAACAATGTTAACCATTCGTTGCCAATAGTATCTACTACAGTAATACTACAAGGGCCGTAATCGACCCCTGTTTGTACTATTCTACGATGATTGTATTGTCTTTTAACTGCTGTTTGAAAAGTGATTTCAGGAATTTTAGCAGTTTGTACTAGTGTACTAATTTGTGTTCTAAAGACACCGGAATTATCCAAAACTTCTGCAATCTTTGGGTTAAAGTGAAATTCAACGAATCCTTGAAATTTCTGTCTAGGTGGCGTAACGTTAGGTTTGAACCTATCTGCATTACGCCAATTTCTAAAGAATATTGACATACTTTATTGTCCTAGATTAACCTAAGGTACTTGAAATAAGTCCTTCAGCTAAATCAGTAAACGGATTACCAGTTGTGCCTCTACCTGCTCCAGCATTATCACCTGCTTCATGTAGTGCGTTATCAAATCGTAAAGTTAAAGTAATAATCTGTGATTCTGCTGCTGAGTAATCATGATCACCATACGTTACGTTTTGAATAAAGCAACCTTCTAAGTTCCATACTTCAGTAGCCGATGCATTGTCAGTACCATCAAGTACTTCAATGTTAGTATCAAATTTGAAATCATTTGAAGCGGCTGCTGTAGTTTGCTGATAGTGGTTAACTTGTCGTTGTACTTGGTTACCAACAATTTTCGCAACACTACTTGTGATATCATCTCTAATGACAACATCAACTGTTTGCCATGTATGCTTACCTTGTAGATATACTTTACTGTTGAAACTATGTATTTCTACTTCGTCAACACTAACAGAAGGCCTAGTTACACTTTGGATGTTCTGGGTCATTGTAGTGGTATTTTGACTACCTGCAAACGGTGCAATAAAGTTTACACGGAATCTGTACTTTAACTTCGGCATCAATATGCCAGCTGCTGACTTGGATGAGTCTGTTAGCGGCACTCCGAATTTATCTTTTGTTACTGCCATTTTATATTCTCCTAAAATCTATAAATGTTTATATGCTAATATTTATCAAAAAGAACACAAAATAGTAAACTCGAGTTTTAATTTAGCCAAAAAAAAAGCACTCCGAAGAGTGCTTTTTAATTAGTTTAAGTATAAACTTACGCTGTTGAACCCAAAGTATTTTGAATTCTAATCGGAATGTATATAAACTCAACTGCTTTAACAGGCTGTATAGCGATGTCAATGTGCAATTCGTTTCTATCAATTCTTGCCGGTGTGTTATTTGAACCGTCACATACTGTAACATAATCAAATAATCCACGTTGTGTAATTAAACCACTTAGTAGTCTATCAACAACACTTTTTGCATTGTTTCTAGTAACACTGTCGTTTGGCTCAAATAAGAACGGCTTAACTGCATCGTCAAGTTGCTCTCTAAGATAGATAACTAATCTTGAAACATTAACTCTGTCCAACGCACTTGCTGATGGGTTAAGAGTTTTTTGTCCAAATACACTAATGCCTCTTCCTGGGAATGACGCAATTGGGTTTACCTTGTTTAAGTATAAACCGTCACGTTGTCCTTCATTTAAAGAAACTGGGACGTATTCGCCTTCTGCTGAGTCTAAGTATCCTACTGATGTAGCATTACTAACTAAACCACGTTGGAAACCAGCCGGTGCAAACCAAGGGAAAGCAACCTGGTCATTGTATGCAAATGTACGCAATGCCATGTGTGATGCTGGTACTAAAATATTTGTACCATCAGTGTTAGTTGTTAATGCATGAGGATAGTAAACACCTGCCTGAGCACTTGAACTTACAAGACCGTTTTCACCGTTTTCTACTGCTGTATTAGCATTGGTTGCCCAAGCTGCTGTGCTAGTATTATCGGCTTTTAGTCTAAGTGGAGCGTCAACGATTGCAAAGACTGTGTCTTTTCTGTCAACACTTAATGCTATCATTTCGTCAGTTAGTTCAGGATATCCTGGAACTGCCACTAAGTTGAAACGGTTTGTTTCGTTACGAATAGCATCGTTAGCAGTAATTGCTGCTTGTAATGATTTAGTAACTGCTTTACGTTGTGCTTTTCTTAACAATAAGCCTGTACCGTCTGCTGCGTTGCCTGAGAATGATACCCAAACATTAGCAGTAACAGAAGAACTTAATGCATAGTTAACACGCCATTCTTTAACATTACCACCCGAAGCTCTGTAGTTCCAGCCTAACATACCTTGTGGGTATAAAGCTGCACTTGGAGCATCAGCGTCTAATGAAGATGAAGACGATTGTCTAAAGTCATCAAACAATATACCATCTGGTGTGCTTTGATCAGCAAGATCAACTAGTACCCATTCAGTATCATACTTATAAAGTTTTAAGTTTTCAGTATCTGAGCTGTTTAACCAAACATCGCCAGTTGCTAAAGATGTAGTGCCGTCGCTTTGTACTGTTGGCTCTGTTGCTTTAGTTTGGAAATCAGTTGTTAAAGTTACCCATGTAGTTCCGTTATGTTCTAGCAAGTCAATATTGTTAGAACTAATATCAGCATCGTACCATAATGTAGCATTTGCTGTTACACCAACCGGTGCAGTTGCACTTGCAGTATGAGCTGCTAGGCTACGCTTAAAGTTACTTGTAGTAGCTGCTGCTAAGTTAAGATCACCTAACTGTACAGTAGTTGCTTCTGAACCTGCATTTAATTTAATGTCGTTACCTTTAGCGTTTACAAAAGTAATTACGCCAGCTTGGTTAGATACAACAATTTCAGTAGCATTAGTTGCTGCTGAAGCACTTGATAAAGCACTTTGAATGTCTGTTACAACATCGTCCATTGAGATATTACCACTTGTTGTACTTGTTACAAATACGTCAATTGGTGTTGCTGAACTATTGATCTGAATTTGGAAAGCTGCGTTAGATGCGTCTGCTTTAGTATCAGCAATTGCTGTATCAGAAACTGCCGCTGTACTTGTAAGTGTTAATGAACTTTCGCCGTTCCACTTATTTAATCTAAGTGTAGCAAATCTTCCAAAGGAATCATCGAATGCATCAAACCAAAACGCACCTGCTACTAATGAGCCTGCTGTTCTATGGTAATCATATGCTTCTTTTGATGTATTAAAAATTGGAGCATCTTGTGATACAAATTGTCCAGTTGAAGCATTGTATGTTTTAACTTGGATGTTTGCGCCACTGTTAGGTGCTGTTGATTGCATGAACACATCACCTGATGTTAAACCACCACCTGATTGTTTTTGTGTTGGAATACTTGTATGAGTTGCCCACTGGAAGTCTGCACTAGATTTAGCACTTGACCATGCAGATGAACCTACATTATACCAGTTACCACCAACTTTTTCAAACACTGGAATGAAGTCATTCTGTGTGCCATCTTGTTTTAATGTAACTGCTGCAAATTTGCCGTTAGTTAAGTAAGATGTCTTAGGTACTGCGTTAGCATATACGTCGTTTTTACCAGTAATTGATACTGCTTGAGTGACCCACTTGCTACCGTCATATTCTTTAACACCAAATGTAGAACTACCTGTGTCAACCCAAATACTATTGGCTGCTGGTTTTGCTGCAGGTGCTGTTGCACTTGCTTCTAATTGGGATAAGTTTACGTCTGCTCTTAGTACATATGCTCTGTTGGATAATCCTAAGAAACTATATGCTGCTGCTAGACCGTATTCGTTTGTTTCGTCTCCGTGAACTGGTGTTCCACCGCTTACTTTAAATGATGGGTTACCAAAATTTTGTAGTAATTCACGCTGACTAGTTATATTATATAACTTGTTTGCTGTTGCCTTTGTTGTATAAGCCGCAGTTGAAGTTCCATCTGGTGCTGTCTTATCTTGTGCTGTTGCAATCACGATAAGAGGAACAGTACCAGCACCTGCAGGTGCGTAGAAACTTTCGTCTGATACACTTATATTAACGCCTGGCGATACTAATGTTGCCATTTTGTTTTCTCCTAATATATTAAGATACGATTGATCGTATGCACTTATTTATCAGAAATTGCGTATTATAGGAGTTTATGTAAATTGAAAGGTATTAGGGGATATTATACTAGTTTAAGTGTTTGTTTGAATTCGCCTGTGGACCAGTCTCGAATGTCTTCTACTTGTTTTGCTAGGTCTTCAATTGTGCCGTTGTTTGTGATAATGTAATCTACTGGATGACCTGCCCAGTTCCATTCGCTTTCGTGTACATCTGCGTATTTGGTTTTCATTATCTTGTGGCTAACTGCATTAGTGTGTGCTGTTTTTGCTGTTTCAAACCATTCAGGTAACTCTCCGCGTTGTACCCAAATAACAACTCCACCCATTTCTTTGATAAGATCTAATTCGTTTTTAAATCTTGCATCACTAATTACAGTACAAGGTGTATCTACATGTTGCTTTCTTATGCGATATTCTAAACTGTGTAACCAAATGTTAGGATCAAAGTGTGTGCGGAGTACATCTGTGCCTATTAGTTGCAAGGCTAATCGAGGAGTGAAGTTTGGGATACCTAGTTTGCGACCCCAGTATAGATCTGCTGTTTCACGGAAGTCTCTACTTTCAATAGTATCACCTTCCATTAATTCTCTTTGCCAACCAAATATAGATGCTGATAAGTCTTTTAACGGGGCTGCAAAACTATCTTCTACACAACCACGTTCTACAAACATGTTTGCTACTGTGCCTTTGCCTGACCCTATTAGTCCAACTAATCCAATTATCATATGTTAACCTATTACAAATCCTAGTGGGTCACTTCCTTCTTCCATCATGTGAACCGCTTCATTTAATTTCTCAAGTTCTGCTTGAGCTTCTGATTTAAGTGCGTCACCGTTGAGTGTAATTGAACCACCTGCGCCTGGTAAGCCCGAAGTATACTTGCTTCTTGCTTCACCTAGCATAAACTTAGATTGTGCTAGTGAGTATGCACTTAACCAATCACTTGCATAGACATCTTTTAACAGTATCATTTCTGGTACAAAGTTATATACGCCTACTGCTACTTCTTCATTGTGTCTAACATTTCTTAAAATCTGTAATACTTTACTATTGCGATTCCAAATAAAGTTATATTCGCTTCCAAATATACGACCTACAGTTTCTTTGTACTGTGAGAACGCATCGTAAACTGCTAGTCCACCTATTTGTCCTGCCTGCATCATATACATGTTGTTGAATGCAACATCAAACGGGTCAAAGTTTACACCACCGCTGTTAGTTCCTATGCCTCTACGGTAAAGTCTTCTAACTTCCATTACTTCGTCGGGCAATGTATATTCAGTTACATTTTCTTGTGTAGTAATAAAGATCATACTTTCTTCTACCGCATTAGAACTAAGTTGTCTATACTTAGCAAATGCTTTGTTGATAGCAACATCGTAATGTTCTCTATCAAGTTCTACATCAACAATACCATCTGCTAAACGCAGTTTGATTTCGCTAATGAGCTCTTCTCTGTTGCTGTAACCTATTTTATTAATCGCCATAATACTATTTATCTACTAAAAGGCTTTTAATATGATAGTCGTGTCATTAAAACGCCCATTCATTTTAGTATCCGTTGTCGTAAGGTCCTTAAACGCCTTACTAAACTTAGTCCTGGCATTTCCTGTCCAATTTTTAATTTGTTCTGCTGGTTTACGCAATGTTTTCTGTACACTCTTAGTAGGATGGAAGTCTTGTAATGTTGTACCTTTAACTGCCATGCCACTTTTTAAATCATCTACTACATACATGCCTACTTTACGAGTCTTTGTGTTGTATACCCAAATTTCAGTTGCATCAATTACTTCTGTAGGATTAATACTTGCTATTCCTAGTGTGCTGTCATTGATTTGAAACTTTAGTTTGTCTACAAGTTTTTCTTTACTTACTTGCTTAGGCTTACGAGTCTTTCTGTTTGCTTTACCTGTTAAGATAAATGCATCACAAGCGGCATTAATTTTTTCATATATTGCTACAAAGTCCTTACGCATTTTCTTATCCATAAAACCGTATGCTTCTTTGATATCTTCATCTTTCCATTCTTGCACTTCTAATGCTTCTGCATACTGATATGTAAAATCATCTTTGATAATCTTAGCATGGTTGGGCTTTACAACACCGCCACCGTACACTTTCATTTCTGTAAACGGATCAAACTTTTTGAGATCAAAATTACCTGCGGTTAACTCGTCTACATAGCCTTCCCAATTGCCAAGTAAGCCTTCTACTTGCTCACGCATTCGTTGTTGAATGCTAACTTTGGGTTTGGTATCTTTTGCCTTCTCTTCTTTTTCTTCTATGATGTTTTCGGCTTTGTGTTCCAGTGCAGGAATCTTGCTTAACAAATATTCCTTAACATCGTCTGCCATGTAGCCATTTGTCTTGTGCCAGATGTAAGTGTGTTTAGCAAAAGAACTAAACCATACATCAGGTACCTTTCTTAATTTTTTAATTAGCTCAGGGTCTAAACCGCTGTCTTTTTCTAACCAAGTAAAGATCGTAGACGCACATTTCTTATCTGCTACTTCGTAATGCACAAAGTATTCAAAGTTGCGTACTAGTTTTGTTCGCTCTTCATCTGTTTTAAGTGTATGTATTGTCTGCCACTTAGGTTCGGGCATTAAATATATATCTTTTTGCTTTCTTCTTGCCATTAGTCACTCTCAATTTCGTAAGGATTATTATATACTTCTTTAACCAATGCTGGCCATTGATTAAATCCAACTATGCTATTTTTATCTTTTAACGCATTTTTATCCTTTAGAAATTGAACAATACTAATAATCCCACCAAATTTCCCTGCTTTTTCACCTGCACGAAATGAGAAATAACTGTTGAGTATTACAAATACTCCAAAAATTATAATTGTAGGTAGGTCCATATGTTGTTCTCCACTAATAAAAACGCTATTTTAGCATTATATATCATTGTTGTCAAGAACTACTTATGATTGAGTGGTATAAATAGGTTCGTTTGCCAGTTTCGACGGCGGCCAAAGAATAGCCAATCCATATGTTCGTCTGCTGTTTTTGGGAAATCATTGTAGCGATCTTTAACTGTTACCGCTAAACAGTCAAGTATGTTTGATTCTAATTCAATGTGTTTAGGTTCATGCATGTAGTGGCCAAATTGTTTAGGCATAACGTTTGCTAACTTATCATAATCTCGTAATACTTCAGATGGTACTGTAGCATACAGCTCAGCAAATTGTAGAACTAGATCAACCATAGTAGGTATATAGTTGTTTGACTGCACAATAGGCATAAAACTGTTAATACCTTTCCATCCACCTTTAATAGTGTAGCCGCCAATTGTGTACAAATTGTATCCTGTTTCTTTCCACAGCATGTATGCTTCTTTATGTTGTTCAAACCATGTGTTAACAACTGGATCTGATTGTACAAATCTCATTAGGTCAGAATAAAACCTGCTGTATTTTATATCATAGTACCTGTATAAGTAGTCTGCAATGAGTGTGCTTATCCCGTAACTGTGCATTCCTACTACAAACCAAGAATACTTACTTAGGTCGTACATTTCTTTTTCTGTTAATGTGCTAGAACTACTAATGATGTTAATTGATTCTGCTGTTCCGTTGTTTATCTCTTGCTGTACATCGCTAGTAGTTTCATAAAAATAGTCATATGCTCTAAATGTTTCTATTCCATATGTTTCTTTGTCTTCTACATTCATAGGAGCATTTTCGATCAATTGCAAATAAAAGATATCCATATTGATAACATTGTTTTCAAACATTGTGTCAATAACAGCCATCCATGAATTGTATGTTTCGCCTGGCATGCCCATAATGAGTTCTGTCATAATTGGCAAATTATATTCTTTTGCTTTTTGTGTAACTAATGCAACACTGTTAATCTTCATGTTATCACGTTTAACATTTTTTAATACTTCAGGTGTTGTTGATTGGAAACTTGCTGCTGGTGCGTTTTGAATATTAGCATCTAATAACTTTCTACCAATCTGATAAACTGCATCTATATTGTTTTTTGCGTAACTAGCACTAAGAACTGTTGGGTTGCCTGTTCTTTTATTTGCTTCTATCATGAAGTCTGCTATTTCTAAATCTCGTTTGAACGCACCAAAGTTACTTGCAGTAAAACTAAAATAATGCATCTTGTTATCAGCACACCAATTAATCTCATCATGTATTCGTTGCATATGAAACTTATGCATTTTACTTGCTGTTGCACTACCCCAGTCACAGTAAGTACACTTGAATGGACAACCTCTGTCCGTTTCTATTGTAGGCACCCATTCTATATCAGGGTTTGCTTCTATTAAACTATCAAATACTCCTGTTAAATACGGACTCGGTAAGTTGTCTAGTTCTTTTATTCTTTCGAACTGTAATGTTTTAGGCAAGTCCTCGTCTGCAATAATATTTCGCATAACTGCAAGTGCCGCTTGTTCCCCTTCGTTAATTGCTATAGAGTCTATGTATGGATGATCGTTAAAAAAGTTTTTATCTCGCCATGGTATTTCAGGGCCGCCGGCTACAATGATAATATCTGGATTAAGTTTTTTGAGAGTTTTTAATAATTTGTAGCAGTAATTAATATTCCACATATACATACTGCAAAACACTACGTCACATTCAATGAGTTGCTCAACTGCATCACCTATTAACGGTCTTTGAAATATCCAACTGTGTATTTTAAAGTTATCTTGTATATCCTTATATTGATATACATAACTCCATAGACAGCCTAACGTATAAGGCAAGTACCAACTGTTTAAATGTTTTGGACCTGTCAGAAAATTTGGCTGTACTAATCCTACGGTTTTCATTGCTTAATTTTTTTATACCAATACTCTACAGTTTGTTGTATACCTGCATCTAGTGTCCAGTCCGGCTTCCATCCGAGCATTTTTGTTAGTTTACGATGACTACTATTCAGTAAATAAATCTCACCTGGGCGTTCTGGTTTCTGATCCCATAAGATATTACCGTCCCATCCTAAGTGATATGCAATCAACTGTGCATAGTCTTTAATTTTAATTGCGTTATCTGGTCCTAAACAAAATATTTCGCCAGCTGCTTTATCAGGATTTTCTATGATGGTTCTCCATGCACTAAGTAAATCTTCAATATATATAAAATTTCTATAAGGTTCTGCATAGCCTAATGATATTTGATGTGGGTTTTTAATCATTTGAGTAATAATTTGCTCTGTTACAAAAAAATCATTGTCTTTTCTGCCGTAACAATTTGTTTGTCTAATAGCAGTAAAAGGCAATCCGTAACTTCTATGTGCATACTCTAAGTATTTTTCACATGCATACTTAGCAACGGCATATGGTGCATTAGGATTAGGCTGAGTGTCTTCGTCAAATGCTATAACATAGTTCTCTTTACCGTCTCTAATTAGATCACTAATTGGTTGCCAGCCGTATACTTCCATTGTACTAGCAAAAACAAAATTCTTTAAGTGTTTTAAGTCTCTACAACTTTCGATTAAGTTTACAGTTCCCACATAGTTAATTTCACTAAATGTTATTTGCTCATAAAAACTTTGTTCTACTTCTGTTCTTGCGGCTAAATGTACAACAATCTCAGGATCAAAATCTTTTATTTGTTTAGATACTTCCTCGTGGTCTCTTAAATCAGCATCTAGCAAACAGATATCGTGTCGTAATGATAATTCCGGGACCATATGTTGTCCAATAAAGCCATCGCCGCCTGTAATAAAAATTCTCATTGCTTTGTCCTTGCGTGTAAGTGTAAGTATTTATCTGTCGGCGTTTTGAATCTTGATAAATAGTGTTATGCCAAAGTTATCGTTATGGAATCCCACAAAGACAAACGATTTTGATTTTATTGATCGAATCGTTGGTGAGCACCTCCACGCTGGGGGTACTGGTGTGCATTTGCACAAATATTTAGGTACTCAGGCTATTGCGGACACAAATGACCCTACTAGACCTGGAACTGACGGAAACAATAGCGAAGTTTTTATACAAGACTTATTGTTCCTGGAAAATAGAGATAGACGTTACGATAAGAACGTATACGAACTGCGTGGGCAATACAACATTGGCGACAACGATGGTTTTGATCTTACACAGTTTGGTATGTTTTTAGCAAACGATACACTGTTTATGAATTTTCATATCGAAAGCATGGTTGAAGCAGTAGGCAGAAAATTAATGGCAGGTGATGTAATAGAATTACCTCATTTACGAGATGATTTATTACTAGGCAGTGATGAGGCAATAAACAGATTTTATGTTGTTACCGATGCTAGTAGACCTGCAGAAGGATTTGACCCACGTTGGTGGCCACATTTATGGAGAGTTAAGTTAGGTCCTATTACAGATTCACAAGAGTACAGAGATATTCTTGGCACTGGCGAAGAAGAGGGAGATCTTCGTAACCTCATTAGTACATATGCAGACGAAATTGCAATCAGTGAGGCTATATCAGAAGCAGCCGAATCAGATGTGCCGTTTGATTCTAAACTTAATAATACAGCACATTTATATGTAGACGAAGAGGCAAAAGGCAAGCCTAGAATTGATTTTGCTGGGCAAGACGGCTCTGCACCAAACGGTGCTACTATTGTAGGCAGTGGGGTATCATTCCCAACTACCGGCACTAATGACGGCGATTACTTTTTGCGTACAGACTTTGTGCCTAACAGATTATTTGAAAAGCAAGGAACACGATGGAAGTTTGTTAAGTCAAATACTAAAGGTGCATGGACTGCTGCAAATAAAATACTTGCAGGATTCATTAATAACGAGAATCTTGTTACTAACACAGATGGGCAAATTACTGGAGAGAAAGTCAATCTTAGCCAAGTAGTTAAACCCAAAACAGATAACTAATATTTAAAGGAAAGAACAATGTTTTTTGGAAAAGATACAAAACTAGATCGCGAAGCGGTTTTTGAACAATTAAAAATAGACGAAGGAGTAGTAAATGAAATTTATAAAGATCATTTGGGCTACCCAACTTTCGGAGTTGGCCACCTGGTCCTCGAATCTGATCCAGAGTTTGGACAACCAGTGGGAACACCAGTATCAGAAGAACGAACAAAAGAGTGTTTCGAGAAAGACCTTGATACAGCAATATCTGAATGCGAATTACTATACGAAGACGGATTCTTCGGAGACTTGCCAGACGAAGTCCAGCAAATCTTAGTTAATATGATGTTTAACATGGGCAGGACTAGACTAAGCAAGTTTAAAAAGATGCATGCCGCTATTATAGAAAGCGATTGGAAAACAGCCGCAGTAGAAGGTAGAGACAGCAGATGGCATCAACAAGTAACTAGCCGTGCTGAAAGATTAATGAAACGACTGGAAGAAGTCTAAGGTATTATGGAAGAGATGAGAGACCTAAACGAACAACGAGTTTGTGAATTATTAAATGACATAGTTGAGCTAGAGATGGCTGGTGTTGTTAGATATGCACATAGCTCATTAATGATTACAGGTCCGTATAGAATACCTATTGTAACATTCTTACAAGAACAAGCAAATGAAAGTTTGCAACATGCACTACAAGCAGGTGAATTTATTACAGGCTTTGAAGGACACCCAAGTCAAAAGATTTCAAAGATAGAAGAAAATCACGATCATAGTATATTGCAAATACTTACAGAAAGTTTAGAACACGAATTGAATGCTGTCAGCAAGTACAAGGAACTATTAAATGAAGTTGCTGATGCAAGTATTATGCTAGAAGAATATGCTAGAGGACAAATTGGCATGGAAGAACAACATGCATTAGAGATTAAGAAGATGCTCAAGGACTTTGGGTAACAAAGGTAATATATAATGGCAAAGAAAAATTTAGATTACTGGTACGACGGACAAGTAAAAAGATACTTGCAACAACTTATCAGAATCTTTTCACATTTTCAGGTAGCAGAAAATACATCTAATGGTGTAAACTATAACACTGTGCCTTGTCGTTATGCAGATCAAAGTAGAATGGTTGCACAAATATTGCGTAACAATTCAGAGAATGCAATTAGCAGTGCTCCTTTTATAGCATGTAGTATTCAAAGTTTACAAGTTGCTAGAGATCGAATACACGATCCAAACTTTGTTAGCACTTCACAAGTTGCAGAAAGAGAATTCAATACAGCCACTGGGCAATATGAACCTACACAAGGAAATTTATATACTGTACAGCGATACATGCCGGTACCGTACAACTTAACTTTACAAGTAGATATATGGACTACTAATACAGATACTAAATTACAGATAATGGAACAATTAATGATATTGTTTAATCCTACTATCCAGTTACAGTCAAATGATAACCCATTAGATTGGAGTAATGTATTTGAAGTTGAATTAACAGATGTAGCATGGAGTAGCAGAAGTGTACCGCAAGGTGTAGATGAAACAATAGATATTGCAACTATGAGTTTTGCTGTTCCTATTTGGATTAATCCTCCTGCTAAAGTTAAAAAGCAAGCCATTATACAACAAATTATTACAGACATTCACGAAACAAACAATATAGAGGACTTAGGATTTGATACAGATCTCGCAGACTTCTTTAAACAAGTACCTGATACAGCAGAAATTGTTACTACACCCGGTGATTACAAATTACAAATTGACGGTGCTAGTGCTGTATTACTAGACAGTGCATATAATGGTGTTGTCTGGGCAGACTTAATTGAGATGCAGGGAGAGATAACTGCTACTAGTAAACTTAAATTAAATCTTACTAACGACAGTGATAACGATTTAGATGCTGTTATAGGAAGTGTAGCCTTAAACACGTTAGATCCTACAAAACTTATATTTAACATTGATCCAGAAACATTACCTGCAGACACACTGAGTAATGTAGATAAAATATTAGACCCTAGGGCATCATATCCAGGGGATGGAAATTTAATTGCGGAAGCAACAGGACAGCGATATTTAATTACAGAAGACATTACTAAAACAGGATATCCTAATTGGGATATTGATGCTAGTGAAAATGATATTATAGAATACGATGGCACTAAATGGCTCGTGGTATTCGATGCCAGCACAATAGATGCTTTGCATTACACAACAAACACATATACATCGAAGCAATACAAATGGTACAATAGTTCGTGGGTTAGCAGTCACGAAGGTGTTTACAACACAGGATTTTGGCGTTTGTTGCTTTAAGAGGAAAGCAAATGACTACAGCAGCAGGAGTTTTATTTCTTGCTAAAGACACAGGGAGATGTCTTTTTCAATTAAGAAAAGCAGACAAGCGATTTAAAAATACATGGGGTTTCTGGGGAGGCACTATGCATAAAGCGGAAACACCGTATACTTGTATTCAACGAGAACTAAAAGAAGAAATTGGGTTCGTTCCAGAACTACAAAAGTTAAATCCTATAGATGTATTCCAAAGCAAAGATAAAAAGTTCTTTTACTATAGTTTTATATATGTAGTAGAGGAAGAATTTTCACCAATACTAAATGACGAAAGTGCAGGGTACTGCTGGGTAGACATTGACTGGTGGCCTACTCCGTTGCACACTGGTGCAAAAGTTACTCTTGTTAACAATAAAGGTGCAGAGAAAATACATACTATACTAGAAGTAAACTCCGGATAAATATACACTATGAAAGGCGAAGTAATAGACTTCGAAGTTCTACGAATACAAAGCGAACTAGAAAATTATAGTCGTACAGAGACATTACCGCACTTGTTGTTGAACGGGGCATACAATTTAGATGATATATTTGATGCCTACTACGATAAACTAACACCCAAACACAAACTAATTGCAGATCATTTAAAGAGTAACTATGATACTACTTTAACTCACTGTATAACAAGTTTGCGTATTGCGTTGAAAAAAGAGTATGTGGCTGTGATGAATGATTTGTCTTCGGAGCATGAAGCGTTTATATTTGAACATGTTAGGAAAAAATATAGACCGGGAATGAATCCGTTAAGAGCATTGTATTACGAGATACGAGAAGTAAAAAGAACTTTTAGTAGTGAAAACGACTACCATATCTGGCTGGTTGAATTAATTACTGACAAAGGCTTTAGAAATATTCTCGAAGATGCCCTAACAAAAGACATAAAGAGATTAGAAAAAATTATTGCTAGATACTATTTGCCAATAGTTAAAAACTCTACCGATATACCGCTCGAGCTATTTCATGCTAAACAAACTATTAGCGACTTCCGACATTATGCAACTGTGTTTAGAGATATAGACGGTTCAATGTTTGAGTAATTATTTACTTGTGGCTATGAAAACGCCATCCCAATCTTTAGGAAGTTTTTGAGTCTTTTGAAATTCACAACGTTCAATCCACATATCATAA